ACCACCATCTTGAATAATTAATGTAGGCTCAGAACTAAATATGTGTAATAAACTTGATGGACTAGCTGTTCCAATTCCAACTCTGTCATTTGAACTATCAACTTTTAATGTGCTTGTATCAACTGCTAAATCTCCAGACATTGTAAGATTAGTGATGCCTGTATAAGCACCAGTAATTCTAGCATCTGGTACTGTACCACTTGATAAATCTGATGCGTTAAGACTTGCAACAGAGAAAGTTCCAAAAGCTACAGCTTCAATAATATCGCCATTTGAAACAGCAGAAGCAAAGACAATAGAACTACCAGATGTAACTGTAACATCTGTTCCATTAACCATTTTAATACCATTTAGATATACATCTATAAATCCAGCATCATAAGCAAGTGTATTACCATTAGCATCTGATCCACTAAAAGTAGTTGGAGTTCCAGAAGCTACATACTTAAATCTTCTTGAAGTTCCATTAACTGATGATCCAGCATTTTGCCAACCACTAGCACCATATACATTTAAAATATTTGTTGATGTATCAAAGTATAAATCTCCAGCATCTAATGAAGAAGTAGGTGCTGAAGATGCAACTCTATATCTATCAGCAAAAGAATTAACACCAGAAATATTTGAAGCTGTAGTTACTACTGAGCTAATATTATTTCCAACATTTGATATTGCGTTAGTTGCAGTTGTTCCATCTTCAATATTTGCCAGACTTTGAATATCGCTAGATAAACCAGCAACAACACCAATATCAGTTACATCATTTGCAACAGTTGTAATGTCACTTGAAATTGCAGCAACAGTCGTAACTTCAGTTGCTTTTGGAACTAATCTATGAAAAGTATAAGTGTTTAATGTAGTTGTTGTTTCAACAAGAACACCAAAACCAGCAGTTAAAACTGTAGAACCACATCCTGTAATTGTTACAGTTGATCCTCCAACAGTACCACCAGAAATACTAACTGTTCCTCCACTTGGAGTTCTTGTAGAGCCAATAGATGATATACTAACAATTGTTCCAGCTCCATTATTAACATCAGGATTTGCATTAGGAAAACTTGTTTCGTTTGCAATTGGAACAAATCCTCCAACATCATCTACAAGATCAGTTACTCTTGCATCAATAGCAGCAGTTGTAGCAATAAAAGCATCAGAAGATGACCAACTTTGACCTGAGTTTATTGTTTCAGAACTATCTTGTCTAAAGTATAAATTATCACTAGCTGATGTTGTAAAGAATGTAGTATCGTTAGAAGTATGACCTGATACTTCAGCATTAGTCACAATAACTGCGTCTGCAATTTTATCTATGGTTACAGCATCATTATTAATTTTATTTGTTGTAACAGCACTATTTTGAATTTTAGCTTCAACTACAGAGTCAGTTGCTAGTTTAGAAGCAGTTACATTTGCATCTAAAATTTTAGATGTTGTTATATTGTCGTCAGCTATTTTTGATGTTGTTATTTGTGAATCTGCAATATGATTTGTGTCTATTGAATTATTTACATAATGTTCGCTATCAATACTGTCATCAGCTATTTTAGATCCATTAACTGAATCAGCTCCTAGTTTTGCATTAGTAACTTGTAAATTTCCAATGTGTTGAGTATCTATTGAACCATCAACATAATGCTCACTATCAATACTGTCATCTGCAATCTTACTTCCATTTACAGAGTCAGCTCCTAGTTTTGCGTTAGTAATTTGAAGATCAGCTATGTGCTGTGTATCAATTGAAGCATCTACATAATGCTCTGAGTCTATAGTATCATCTGCAATTTTAGATCCATTAATAGCATCTGCTGCAATCTTAACTGTGGTTACTGAACCATCTGCTAAAGTTGCAGTAGCAATTACACCAGTTGGTAAAGAGTTGTTTGTTTTTGATAATGCACCAATATAAACATTTGTAATAGCTTCATTAGATAATGAACCACTATCCCAAGTTACATTGATTGTAGTATTTGTTGAAAATGATGATGAACTAATTGTTCCAAAAATTGTACCTGGTGTACTAGCAATTAATTTAATTCTTCTACCCTCATGATAAATTGGAGTTACATCTACACCAGCTATTGTAAAAGAAGTTCCTGATGCGTAAGCTGCTGTGTAAGCTCCATCTCCATCACCATATTCTACCCATTGACTATCATTGAACCACTCTCTAGTATTTTTCATTAAAGCTCTTAAAGCATTATTCAAGTTGGATGGCAGCATACCCTCTCCAACATCAATTCCATTTAATGAAGTGTTGTTTGCTTGTGTAGTTGAATAATCTTTAATGTTTGTTGTCATATTGCTCCTAATTCATAAACCATGAAAATGCCTTATCGCTTTCACTATTGTTTTTATTAATTAATGTATTTACAGCTTCCTCTACTTGTCTTTGAAAAAACTCTTGTGTTTCAATCGAATACCTTACGTTATCTATATCAACTTTATCACTCATTACCTTGTTCCACCTTGACTTGCTGTTAAATCTATTCCTTGAGCATGAGTCCAAATACTTTCTGCTGGTATTTTAACATTTGCTCTAAAATATCTTCCTGATTGTCTAACTGGTGCAATACCAGTTGTATTGATTGTACTTGAAGATGAACTTGTAACTGTGTCTGCAAGTTTATCTCTAGTTTTAATTACTACATTAGCTGAAGCATCAACTAAAGGTCTAACGCCAGTTATGTTAGCTCTTAGACCAGGAAATAACTCTGTTTCTTTTGTTTCTAATTCTGCTTCTAACGCTTTTCCAGAAAATATAGCTGCTTTGAAATTTTCATCTATAGCACCTAAATATAAAGTACCACTTGTCCAATAGGTACTGTCTAATGAAATATTTATATCATCTAAATTTTCTGAGATAATATCCATCAGTTCAACAGTATTTACTACCATGAACTGTTTAAATATTTGTGATGCTTTTACATTAGCAACTGACCACTTTTGCGTTACATAATTATAAATTAATAATCTATCACATATACCAGAAGTATTAGGATTGTTTTTACTTGGATACAACCATAAAGCTAAAGTATTAAATGGGTCAACAGCAGCAGATATTCTATCTGTGTATGCTTTGTTTAAATCACTATCAAAAAATCTATTAACTTTTTCTGCACCAATCGGTAAAACCTGATCTCCGTTAATTTGAAAAAAACCATCTTCAGCATAGAAAAATATTTGTCTATTGTCTTGGCAAACAGTTTGTCCATAAACAGCACCTCTGTTTGGTGATATAACTGAAAATCTAAAAATTACATTACCACCAACAAAGTCCATACGAACAATTTGATTTTGTCTAAATACATATCCAACCTCACCAGAAGTTATGGCAACAATTTCACCACCACTACCAGGTAAATCTTGTGTATCACTAGATTTAACACCAGCTTCCCATGTGCTTATGTCATTTAAACCTGACCAAGCAACTCTGTTTTTTGCGTTTTCTATATTACCAGTAACTAAAAAATCCCTAATTACACCACTTACTCTAAACTTAGATGGAACTGTTCCTTGACCACTACTTGTAACTAAACTTTGTAAAGTTGCAAAATTAGTTGAAGTACCCATCTGATAATACATTGGAGGATTTACTCCGTTACTTGCTATTACAAATTGACCAAACTGAGTAAATGTAAAAAAATCTGTATCAGTTCCACTTATGGTGCAACTACCTTTAATACTAGCAAAAGTACCAGATGTTAGTTTGTAAATATTGTCTTTAGTTCCAACAAAAGTAAAAACTGTATTTGTATTATCTCTAAAAGAACCAGCACCTTTTGCATTTTGTGTAACATTACTTGATCCACTATAAGCAACCAAACCTTTAACTGGTTTGTAACTTGTTTGTGCATGATAAACATTAGTTGCTACAGTAGCACCTGGATTTAAATGATCTGGTTGGTCTGGCAACCATTCGCCAAAAGGTAATTGCATAAAAACCTAGTTAGTTGATGTTGAATAATTATTAGAAAAAGCAGATCGCACAGAGTCCTCTGATCTTATTTGTAAAGGAGAACCACTAAATTGATCTTCTCTATCGTTTTGCTCTAATCTTTCCATAGCTGTTGCAAACATAGATTGCCAAGTTTGAACTTGTTGTGGATTATAACCACCTAAAAAGTTTGCAGCATGAAATAATGAACCATATAAATATATAGCTGGATGATTAGATAAAATAAAATTTGTTGTATTTGTATCTGACAAAGGATCAAATTTTTTATAAAAATTTAAAACAGCAGAATATGAATTGTCAGGTTTTGGCATAAATCTAAATGTATCACCTAAGATTGTATATGCTTTTGGTAGTCCTGTTTCAGATGTACCATTAACTTGATCCATTTGTGATGGAGTCATATATCTTAATGGGTGCTTTGTGCTTCCACTAAGAATATATAAATCTCTTACTTGTAAAAAACCACTTGGTAAAGTTTCTGTTTCTGCATCAATTGTAAAAGTTGACTGAGAAATCATTTTTCTAATTCTTAATTTAGAATTAAAATCAGCTTCAGTTAAAACTATAAAATCATCTGCTATTTCGTCAGTTAAGTCTGATCTATTTAACCAATTTGCAATAGATGCTTTTAGTGTTGTGTAATTTGTTAATGCCATTAAAATCTTCCTGGTGCAGTTCTGAAATATCTATAATCAGAGCTATTTAGTTTTTCTTTTAAAATTTTTGTTTGAACATCTTTGGGTAAAGCAAACCAGTTACCATTATTTTGATCTTTGTTATATTCTTTTGCCCAAATTTCTAAAACGATTGTAGGTATAGAAGCTATCCTTTTTAAACTTTTGTCTGCACTATAACCATCATTTTGTGTGTATAGTTTTTTATTATGTTCAATAATTGGTTTGTGATCTATTTTTCTTTGATGAACAACACCTTTATCTGTTTCAATAAAAGTATCACTTAACAAACCATCTTTTTCTACACTTTTAACCATTAACGACCTTGACCTTTATAGGGTTTAAAACTTTTTCGTTTTTTTTTATTCATTTTACAAAGACTAGGATTTCTCCCAATAGATGTCTTATGATGTATTGGTTCATGTGCAACAAAGTCTTTAAATTTTTTAGCCACTTAATTCAGTAACGTAAAGATCGCCACTTCCTATAAAAGCAACTTTTTCACCTGGTCTAACTTTAATAATTTCTATATCGTTAGCTGGTATATACATTGTACTAGTAGTAGCAGTTGGAGACCCACCAAATGCAACATTACCATTAGCAGTAGCAACAAGTCTTACAAATTGTGTATGTGCAAGAATAGCATCAGTCGTAGCAGCACTTGATCCACTAGATGTTACTTTTTGTGTTTTAATTGGAAATAATCCGTAATTATAAGCCATTAGTATTTACCTTTCATACTTTTCTTTTTTTTCTTTTTAGATTTTTTATTTTTTTTCTTCATTGGTTTTTTTCCGTACATAGTTTCTCCTTAATTGAAAATTGGTATTTGAGGGGAAGTATCGCTAGACAAGATCCCCTCAAATTCTGTTATCTTCTAATAACGTAAGTAATTTCCATTATTGAAGTATTAGTTGATCCACCATTTGTAATGGCTTCAATAACTGATCCCTCATTAACGCTATTTAATGAAGTTGGTTCTACTTCGTATTTTTTACCAGCAGATCCAGACGCTACATGACTAATCGCAGCAGACGTACAAGCAACACCATCTATTTCAAAAGTAATAGCAGCAGTTCCTGTAGTAGCTGTTTGGTTATGTGCAAAAATTTTAATTATTCTTCCACCATCAGGT